ATCCGGCACAAGCTCCCCATCATCGTTATACTTGCACCGCGCGCCCTCTTCCCCGGTGCCCTCTGCCATGTCGATGCAATACTGTACATCTTGCACCGTGTAGGCATCCTTCTCCTCATCGTACGGGAGCGCGCCCGCGTTGAAATACTCTCCCGCCCAGTCCGGGCCACACCCGGCGCCGTTCCAGGTCATGATGTTAATCTCCACCGTGCGCTTGCCGTCTGTGATTTTCATCTTTGTTACCTCCTGCCCTGTGGGCTGTTTTCTTTTGATGTCTTTATTCTATCACCGTATACGGTTATTGTCTATTGACATTCTATACAACGTTGACGGTCATTTTGTGTTGATTTTGTACGTATACGGTTTTTGCTTGGTGTGTTATAATGGCTTTGGAGGTGATCTATATGCCAGTATCAGCAGCACACACCCGCGCCAGCGTCAAATATAATAAGAGTAGGGACAGTATCACAATACGGCCCACAAAAGAGGACGGCGCGCAAATCCGCGATGATGCGGAGCGCGCAGGGCAAAGCATCCAAAACTATATCTTGCAGGCCTGTCAAGAGCGGCGGGAGCGCGATGCAAGCAAGTAACACCCCGCCGCACCACCCGCCGGGCGTTGCATTCCCCACCTTGAACCAGGCGGGCAAAGTAGAACGAAAGTCGAATCGGTTTGAAAGTCGAATGAATTCCAGCGCTTCCGGCATCCCCGGCGGCGCTTTTTTATGCACTTTTGTGCTTTTTGGCTGCTTCCAAAATTTAATACGCGTTGCAGCGTCAATCTTATGTTCGCTAAATCATTATTTAGCGAAATATGCACCCAAAAGGCACATTTTGCCCAGCTGGGGGCCGTCCTGGGGAGCATCCGCCGGGCCGGAAGGTGCTGCGGTCAGGGTGCGCCGTTTTACACCCCGCTGCCAAAGTCGAACGGGTTTGAAAGTCGAACCAAAGTCGAACCAAAGTCGAACCAAAGTCGAAGGGGCATCCCCTACCTAAAAGTCGAATGATTTTGCGCGAAAAAATCTCCGGCAAAGTCGAATTGGGTTTGAATTATGCACTTTTTAATGATGACCGCTTGGCGTTTCGTTTATCCCGCCTTATTTTCTTCCCTTTGTCTTTGGTTTCCCCGCTTTTCTGGGTTCGCCCTTGCCTTTACCAGGCATTTCCGCGCTGATTTTAGGCTTTACTATGGCATTTAAGCGGATAGCGCGTTTCTTTGCGTGGTTATAGGCATAATAAAAGAGCACCCGGCAGTTTGTTTATATGCTGCTAGATGCTCTGTTTTCGTTTATTCAGTTTCTTTCGCTTGTTTCTTTTTCCTGCGTGGCTTTGTTTGAACCGGTTCTATCAGTTGCTCCGGCTCTTTGACTTCCTTAAAGTCGTCTATCTCTACAAAGTCAGCGCTGAACCTGTCTTCTATTTCTTTTCGGGTCATGTTTTCGCCCAGCGGGTCTTTTGTGGCGGTAATGATTTCTTGCTGGTCTTGCAGTCCATCGTAGTTTTTCTGCCAGAATATCCCCGTTGCCGGGTAGATTGCGCCATCCTGCATCATCATTTCCCGGTACATGCCGCATACACGCTTTATCTCTCGCGCGAATTCCTGGTATTCCTTTTGTGAGCTGCGCCGTCTCCCGCTTTCCCAGTCGTTTACAGTGTTTTTATCTACTCCCATAGCAGCATACGCCGCCATGTTGCCCACTTTCATGTTATACTTGACACATAAATCAAGATAGTCATAAAAGCGTTTTCTGAGGGCTGGCAGGTCGCTTGTGCTTATTTTGGGAAGCTTGGATATCACAAGCAAAAATTCAATGCGCCTTTGATTCCCTTCCGGCACATTATCAGGGTCATTATCAATCATGATCGGGCTGTTTCTTTTGGTTGCCCTGCTTCCCATTGTCTTGTGCCTCCTTTATCCGGCTTATGGCCGTTTTATCATATTGCGCCGTAAAACCCCTTGTTTTAGCTATGGGGATATAAGGCGTAGTAAGACTTAAACTGTAATGTTTACAATTTGTACAAGTATTAAATGGCGAGCTGTGATATAATACATCTATGAAATACAAAACAAATTGTAATGTGGTCTATTCTTGCAAATATCATGTGGTTTGGTGTCCAAAGTACAGGCGAAAGGTTCTAACCGATGGAGTAGACATTCGCTTGAAAGAGTTACTTCTTTCCTATGCTGCAAATATGAATGTAGACATTTTGGAAATGGAAATCATGCCTGACTATGTGCATTTGCTCATGGAAGTAGACCCTCAGTATGGAATTCATAAAGCGGTAAAAGCACTTAAAGGATATACTTCTAAAATTTTAAGAGATGAGTTTCCCACTTTAAGAACGAGGATGCCTGCTCTTTGGACGAATAGCTATTTTGTTTCCACTGTCGGTGGCGCACCTCTTGAAGCTGTCAAGCAGTATATCGAAAATCAAAAAACTTCTCAACGGCAAAAGGATAAAATGGGATGACATTTCAAAAAGGCGTAAAATTTAGAATCTACCCAAATCGGGAGCAACGTAATCTAATTGACCGTACTCTCGGTTGCAGCAGGCTCATTTACAACAAGGGCCTTGCTATGCGGGAAGACGCCTTCAAAAGCGGGGAGAAGTGTGGCTACAAACAAACTTCTGCTATGCTGACAGCGCTCAAGCAGGATGTGAACTACGCGTTTCTCAAAGAGGTGGATTCCATTGCTTTGCAGCAAGCGCTGCGAAACCTTGATACCGGATACACAAACTTTTTTGAGCATAGGGCTGCACATCCAAAATTTAAGAATAAGAAAAGCTCTAAGCAGTCGTATCATACGCTTAACATTGGTAACGGTATCCGTATTTCTAATAAGCGTATTCGCTTACCGAAAATTGGTTGGGTAAAAGTTCATCAGTCTATGGAGATTGGTGCAATTCACAACGCAACAGTAGTGCGTACAACCACCGGCAAATATTTTGTAGTTCTTAATGTGGAATATGACCCTCAGCCTATGCCAAACAACGGTTGTGTAGTAGGCATTGATGTTGGACTCAAAGAATTCTATTCCGATAGTAACGGTACTGTGGTTAATAACCCCAAATACTTGGAGAAGAAAGCCAAAAAACTTGCTCGCGAACAACGGCGTTTGGCTCGCAAACAGAAAGGCTCACATAATCGTGAAAAGCAGCGCATAAGAGTCGCTGCCACCCACGAAAAGATAGCTAATCAACGAAACGATTTCCTTCAAAAACAGTCTACTATGCTGGTGCGTGAAAATCAAACTATCTGCATCGAAGACCTTAATGTAAAGGGAATGCTTCGCAATCATAAACTTGCAAGAGCTATTTCCAGTGTTTCGTGGTCGTCTTTCTTTAACATGCTGGAGTACAAAGCCTATTGGTTCGGTTGTACAGTAATTCGTGTACCTACATTCTATCCAAGCAGCCAAACATGCAGTTGCTGCGGTCATAAGAATGTGGCTGTTAAGAATCTCAGCATCCGAAAATGGGAATGCCCGTCTTGTCACACGGTTCATGACAGAGACAAGAACGCTGCCATTAACATTTTGCGTAAAGGGCTTGAAAAGTCCGCTTAAACTAATACATACCGTACCGTGGGACACACGGGAAGTAACGCCTGTCTGACATCGTGTAAGACGCAACAACCTCGGTTGCTGCGCAGTGGTGGTTGATGCAGGAATCCCCCTGCTTTAGCTGTGGGGAGAATGTCAAAGAATATCTGGATGCTTTCATGCGCTTTCAGGGGCTTGCGGTTTGCGTTCAGAAAGTCGCTACCGTTTTCCTTTACCCATATCAGCTCATACCGATACAAGTTTTTCCCAGCGCTTACAAGGGCCGCTGTAAATGGCATATCGCTGTGCAGTGCTATAACGCCATTGCTTTTGATTATGCGCCTGTATTGCGCCCATAGCGGCTCCAGCGGGATGATGACATCCCATTTGTTCCGCGTTGTACCATAGGGCAGGTCGCACAAAATCATGTCTATACTGCCTTCTGGTATCCCCTTCAAGATGTCCATGCAGTCTGCGCAGTATAGTTTCATGTGCCCTCCATATAGCAAAAGTGCCAGCCGAACTTTCAAGTTCAACTGGCACTTGGCAATTAAGCACTTGGCACGCTATTTCTTATTGATATTATAGCATATTATGCGCTAATATGCAAGTTTTTTATTTGCCGGTGCTACCAAATCCTGCGTTGCCGCGTTCCCGCTCCGGCATCTTGCTGCACGGGTAAAAGTCGTAAGATTCCACCTTGATAAACACGATTTGGGAAATTTTATCCCCAGAATTGACTTTATAATCCGTTTTTCCGTGATTATAAAGCTTTACGCAGATGCTCCCGGTATATCCTGCATCGATCACACCTTCGTTTGTCAGATCATGCTTAACATTCAGGCCGGATTTGCTTTTCAGAAACCCCGCATAGCCCTTCGGGATGTCAATGTGCACGCCGGTATCAATTACAGCGCTCCCGTTCGCCGGAATCATCACATCAACAGGGCTTTTCAGGTCTGCACCTGCATCCCATCCAAAATGTGCGTATTCCGGCATGTATGCGCCGTCATCCAGCACAACAGCAACCTGTTTGTACACAGTATTGCAGCTTTTGCAGCAGTTATTTTCCATTTGTTCCCTCCTTAATCAGCAATCCCAAGTGCAGCGAACGAGAAGCACGGTAAAATCATCCATGCCCAAATACCGCTTCCTGTGATGCGCACCATATAGGCGATGAATGCCAAAGTCGCAGTCAGTGCAAGCGCGTTGCCGATACTTTTCATATGCTCCTCCTCAAATGTTGTGTGCCAGAACCGCTTTTCCGTAAGTCGTGCCGTCTTTCTCGGCAATCTTGAGAACGCCGTTGATACTCACTTTAGGCGGATCCCTTTTGCTGTGTGCCGCCATCTGTGGGCTGCCATATCTTCCTTCTTTTCGGCATGCTTCACACTTCTTTTCGTTCTTCTTTCTGGCAAAAACCCTCCCGCACCATTCACATTTGACAAGCGATTGCTCATTGCGTCTTGCGTT